ATGGGGTAGCGACAAATTTAATATGAAGATAATAAACAAGGTAAAATATGAAATTTCGACATCTTATAATATGTCTGTTAATTATATTTATATTGACAGGGTGTGATTCTGGCTGGTCTGTTTGCGGCTGGGAGGTTAAGTGAGTGCAAAGCCAGATACCGCTAGAAGTTATAGGGCTACTGTACTTGATGATAACGCCATTGTTAGCATTAATCTTAAATGGCTTGGGCAAGGATTGGTCTTTGTATCAGCATTGGTCTATGGGTATTGGCAAATTGAAAGTAGGATTAAAGAGTTGGAGAAACAAGTATCTGTTTCAGATAAAACTATTACAGAACTTGTGCAAAAACATATTGAAGAAGAAGAAGCTCGTTATGCAGAAATGGAAGAAGAGCTTAAATGGCATCAGAAAATTTTAAAGAAGAAGAAGAAATAATGGATTTTATGGCAATATATGGTGAAGCTGGAATGATTGGTGTTGTTGGTATAATGTTTGTATATCTTGTAATGTCATTATCTAAAAAGTCTGAAGCTCAACAAGAAGCATTGGAACGATTGAAAGTTGAAAATAGGGGCCAATCAGAAACATTAGAAAATATGGAAGGTATGATTATAAAATTAATTGGAAGATGGAATCAATCAGATGATAAACTTGATAGAAAATTTGATGCTATCACTAAAGAAATAAATGATTTAGATAATCAAGTATCGAGAATAGAAGGTTCTCTTTCAAGAATAAATGGAAAACATTAATGGATTACGAACCAATAGATAAATACAGATATGATGTAAAAGAAAGACTTGTAAGGATAGAAGCTATTCTTCATAGGGAACTTCCAGATATTAAAGAACAATTAAGAATTTCAAATGGTAGAATAAGGTCACTTGAGAATTGGAGAAATTATATTCTTGGCGGTATGGCTATCATAACTTTTTTTTCACAACTATAAAATAGGATATAATTATGAATATTAAATCAATGTTAATCAAGCTAGCTGAAGAACAAGCAGAGAAAATGCAGGAAGAAGCTGTAAAGCATCTTGGTTCAGATGAAATGACAGAAAAAATTGCTAGCGCAATCAATAAACGTATTGACATCCCATTCGTTTCAGAAGATAAAGAACAAATCTTTTTTGAAAAAATGGTAGATGTTGTAACAGATATAATAGAAGGAGTATTTAAAGGTAAATAAATGTTAGTAATAATATTATCACTCACACTATCTGAGCAACCAGATAGCACAAAAATTAAAGCAACGACTCATCCATCTTATAATGTAATGGCTTACAATACAGAAGATGTGAAGAAGAAAAAGAAGAAAGGTAAGAAAATCAAAGGTAAAGGGAAAAAGAAGAAAAAAGGTTTTTTCTCAAAAGTTTTTGGTTCTAAGTAATGCCAAAGTTTGGCAAAAGAAGTAAAGAACGATTAAAGGGCGTTGATGCAAAGCTTGTCAACGTCCTAAATGAAGTCGTTAAGTATTTTGACATTACTATAATAGAAGGACTTAGAAGTCAAGAACGTCAAAACCAATTAGTAGCCGAAGGACTTAGCAAGACAAAGTTCGGTAAGCACGTTCAAGGTAAAGCCGTTGATATTTCCCCATATCCGATAGATTGGGACGCTAGGGATGACTTCCATTACCTAGGAGGGTTTGTACTCGCTACGGCCGCTTCTATGGGTGTTAAGATACGTTGGGGTGGAGATTGGAACGCTAGTTCTCTTTTTAAAGGTAAACGCACAACTAAAGATAATAAATTTGATGACCTTGTGCATTTTGAATTATTGGAAGATTAATGCCTAAACAATACCTTACTATAAAAGATTGGTCTGGTGGAATGAATAATAGAAGAGACCCAAGAGATTTGCAAGACAATGAATCTTCAGAGATTCAAAATATGTCTATTGACGCTTTAGGTAAAATAAAAACTTCTGGGGTTTTATATGCTCATATAGAAGGTTCTGATGGTTCTACTGACTTAAGTGAATACTTTGTAGAAAGAACAGCTGCATTGAATGGTTCTGGCGGATATGGTTTATTTTATTTTGAATCTGACCATAGCAAAGATAGTAATTATAGTATTACCGATACTAAGCATCCGGGTACAAGTAATGATTTAACATTAGGTAGCTCAGCTGGAAATATAAAATTTGTTGCAAAGCTAGTTGGTGGAGACAATACAGATACAGCACCTTCATATAATCCTGAATAATGCCTGTACCTACTAAACAACATTTGCAATTAGTTCTAGGAACAAGTTCTGTTAATAGTACTATATATACATCTAGTCTTATTAAAACTGGAGATACTTTAAAGATAAGTGGTACTGGAAGTAATGATGGAGTATTTACTGTAACAGATATTGTAAATACACTAAGTACTGGTGAAGGTGTTGGCACTACTTTTACAGATGTAACTGGTGGTTCAACTTCATCTGGAGATACTGCAGTAACTTTAGATGGAGCAAATACCAGTATGGTTGTTGGATTATCTGTTTCAGGTACTAATATAGCTTCTGAAACTTATGTTGCTGCTGTTAATGGAGCTCAGACTGCAATAACATTATCAAAAAATACAACTGGAATAGTTAATTCTGGAGCAACTCTTACATTTGGGGATGCGGATATATATTATGTATTAAAAGGTAGGGGAATTGTAGATGATTCTTCGGGTGGAGACCCTGTAATAGAGGTAATAAGAACTAATGTTGGCGATAAAATGCTTGCTCTTGGAGATGTTGATAGCGAAGGAAATGTAGATATATGGTCTAGTAATGCAACCACTACTTATAGTAATAAAAATGAAGGGTGGGAACAATCAGCTATAAGCCCAACAATAAGAGGTAATGATGCTAAATATATATTTCACATAGCTGATGACGCTGTTAGAGTATGCAATGTAAATGATGAAAATACAAGTATTGTAAAATGGTATGGATACATACAAAGAAATCAATTCAATGCTACTACTGGGCTTGTATTTGCTGAATATCAAGAACATCCTAATTCTTTAGCTCCTCCAAAAATTGCAACTAAATTTTCATATGCATTTGGCACATCTAGTCACGATAATACCGCTGCTGGTAATTACTACTTAAATCCATCTTCTCACGATTTTAGGGGGGTTGCGATTCAAAAGTATGCAAGTAATCTACCTCTTCAAATGGGGCTAGATTTAAGTACAACTAGCACATCATTTCAATTTGAAGATGCTAGCAATAATGATAAAACTGGTAGAGCTATTGTAGGTGAAGTAATTTCTGTAAGCAGCGGCACATCATCTAGTGATGGTGTTGGTGATTTAGGAGAGTATCCAAAAGAATTTATGTTTTGCAAAAAAGCATTTAGCACAACAAATGGCAGAGCAACATATTTAAGGTCTTATGGTGGGAATCTTGATGGTACAGCTCCATTTGATTTTGTAGATAATGCTATGCCAATAATAGAAAGAGGTACTGGTTGGAATATTGGAGTAGATGATGGTACATCAGAAGGAACTTGGGAAGCTGGTACATATGAGTTTTATGAAACTTTTATATACGATGGCAATCAAGAATCATTACCAGTTCAAATAGGAAATGGAGCAGCTACAATAGCAGCATTTACTCATACTGCAGCTGGTTCTAAAGCTCTTCAAATTTCTATATATGCTGATTTAGCTTATAGTGGAAGAATAACTGGTGGAAGAATTTATATAAGATTGCAAAATACAGATGATGATTTAGTAATGGTATCTGATATAGATATAGTAAAAGGTGTTAGAATGTCACTAGATGGAGATTATAAGTCTTGGAGTTACCAAAGTGGTAAAGGATATTATGCAGTTGGAAATGCAACTGGTAATTCTGTTAATCCTAATTTAGATACATATAGAACAATTAATGGATTTGGCCCAGATTTAAAATTCTTAGGTATTGGTGGAATGAATGAGGGATATAAATCTTCTGTTGTGGCTGGTAGAAGAGTATTCGTAGCTAATGTTAAATTAAAAATAGATTCTGGCGAACTAAAGAAATTTGGTGACAGAATAATGTATAGTGAAATAAATAAATTTGATACATTCTTAGAACATAATTTTATAGATGTGTCAAAAGGTGATTATGGAGAATATTCAGCATTAGAATCTTATGCTGATAGATTATTAGCATTTAAACATAATTTAGTTCATATAATAAATATATCTAGCCCTAGTTCATCTAATTGGTATCTTGAAGATACTTTTAAATATTATGGAGTATCTCATCAATTTAGTGTTGCTAAAACAAAGAATGGAGTAGCTTGGGTATCAGATGATGGTTGTTATTTTTATGATGGCAAAGATATAAAAAATCTTATAGATAGAAAAATTTCTGTTAGTGAAGCTTCTTTTGGAAGCACAAATTGGAATGATTGGTATAGGGGTTCTAATATTCAAAAAGATGCAATGTTGGGATATGACCCAATAACAAATTCTTTAATTATGATGAGAAGCCCTAATGATGCCTCAGCCAATTCAAACCAAGCTTTTATATATGATTTTGACAGTAAGGGATGGACATACAATACAAGTCTATTTACAGATAGTAGTTATTATACTAATTTTGTAACAGATATGAATAATAATTTAACTGTTGCTAAACATGATGGAAGTAATGATGTTGATTTTTTAAAATTCCTACCAATACAATCATCTCAAGGATATTCTAAATTTACTACAAAAGATATAGACTTTGGCAATCCTGAATTAATAAAAAAAGTATACAAAGTAATTGTTACATATAAATCAAGTGAAGCTGTAACAACTCCATTTGATTACGCAATAGATGGTAAGCAGAATTTTTCTGGAGATGGAGGCGGAACTTTTACTGGCAATCTGGCAAATACTTCAAATAAATGGGATGTTCTTACATTAACTCCATCATCTGTAATATCATGTCAAAGTATACAAATACAGTTTGATTTAAATGGTGATGATACTAAAATTGAAATTAATGATATGTCAATTCAATATAGAACAATAAGAAATAAAGTAGCTACATAATGGCATTAACCGAAAGAGATTTAAGAAAGCTAATTAATACTAAACAATCTTCGTCTGAGTTTCAAGGTTCTCCATCAATATCTAATATGATTGATGGCCAAATGGCAGTTCAAAAAGAATCTAATAATCAATTAGCTATATATAGAAAAAAGTTTGGTAGGCTTTGGAAATCATATATGTCTTCTAATGGCGATGAGTATGTAAAAAGAAATTTAAATGTTAAAGGTAAAACAAAATCAAGAGTAACTGCTAAAGATTTAATCTTTGAAAAAGGGCCTGAATTAACAATAGATAGTGGTGCTATAACAACAATAAACTCTTTCCATACTGTAGACGTAGAAAGTAGTTCAAGTGATAATTTAGACACTATAAATGGTGGCTCTAATGGTCAGATATTAATACTAAAGCCTGCTAGTGCTAGTAGGACTATTGTAATAAGACACGATGAAGGTAATATAATAACATCTGATGGTAGTAATTTTTCTATGAATGATGGAAATGATACAGCTGTTTTATTTAAAGACGACTCTAAGTGGTTTGTTTTAGTAACTATTAACGCTCAATGATAATCAATAAAAAAATTAGCTGGTATTTTATTTTTACTAGCTTTATATTAAATTCGCAATAATAATATTATTGCAAAAATAAAAGGATTTTAATAATGGCAGACCCGTTACAATCATTAAAATTTAAAGCTGGACTTTTTGGAAATATATTTGATGAACAACAATCTCAACTTGGACAAGCTGCTGAATTAGGTAAGCAAAAAAAAGGTGGGTTACTTGGTGGTCTTATTGGTGGTAAACTTGGAAAGTTTGCTGTAGAAAAATTATTAGGAACTTATTTAAAAGCTCAGTTTGGCCCAATGGGTCTCTTAATGGCTAAGGCTCTTGCAACTGGACTTGGAACTTATGCTGGTACTAAAATAGGAACTGGTAAGAAAAAAGATATAGGAGCTGAGCATGGAGCTGGAACTGGTTTATTAGGTTCTGGATATGATAGATTAGGTAGTGTACAAGATAGTATATCGAATATGGCTACATCTCATGGTCTTGGAACTGGGATAGGTACAGCTGTTTCTGGGTTAACAGACATTGGGTTAGGAAAAGCAAAAGATGTATTAGGAGCTGGATTAACACCAAAGGAAGGTTATGGAGGATTTAAATTAGATACCCCACCCAGCGACGAATATTCTATTTTAAAAGAAAGTGGATTAGGGCAAGCACCTAGCTTAACATCTGGCCCTTTAATGGACACAAGTAAAGGTATTAAAGGCTCTCTTATAAGTAAAGTGCCAATGAATTTATCAGCACCAGAAGGTATAGATAATCTTTTATCTTCGTTACAGGATGAGCAAAGTCCTTTATATGCAGACTTAAGTGAGGCTATTTTAGCTAGGGATAGAGGAGATATTGGGGCTCAAGATATTATTAACCAAGCTTATGCTGGTACTGGAAATGATTGGGGGGAAGCATCGAAGAATTATGAATCTCTATTTCTACAACAAGGAGGTTTAGCAAATACTCTTTTAGGTATGCAAATGGGTGGTATGCCGGGAGTATCTAGCCCTATACCATATCAAGATGGTGGTAGGGTATTTGATGAAGAAAAAGTAAGAAAAATGGTTAAACAATATGGAGAACCTGCTGTTGGTGATACAGATTTAACAAAATTTTTTGGTTCAAAGGGTTTAGGAAGGTTAATAGAAAACTATGGTGCAGACTCAAATGTTGATATTGACTTGTCAAAAGCACTAATAGACCAACTAGCTGTTCAAAATGCTTTTGGAGGTAAGCTTGGGCAGATATTGTCTATTCCCGCATCTGAGGTTGGAGATGGTGAAGGATTGAGGTATTATGAAGGAATTGGTCAGTATAGAGGTAGTTTACCAGATGCCGGTCTTCAATATCCGGCAATCAGGGATGCTATTAAAAAAATGACATTTACTCCACAAGATTCAATTCCAAAAGCTAGATTAGGCTATCAACAAGGTGGTTTAACGGGCTATCAAGATGGTGGATACTTAAGACAATATAATATGGGTGGTTCAGTTGCTCAACAACCTTTATCTTATCAGTTAGGTGGACTTCTTAAATATAAACGAAGCCCGGTAAGCTAATGGCTTCTAAGTATAGTAGACAACCGGGAGACAGTATACTGGCTTTGTTAGAGCCGGGTGAATATGTATTGAATCGCAATGCTGTTAATGAAATTGGTAAAGAGAATCTTGATGAATTAAACTTTGAAGATTCTCCTAGATTCAATATGGCTCAAAGAAGTGAAATGCAATTAGGTGGTATGTTAGGTGATTATATTGGTATGCAAACTGGTGGTTCGATGGAATATGGTGGAGCTAATACTGATTTACCTACATTCCCATATCTATATGAAAAAATGGATATACAACCAGTATGGACTCAAAAACACAAATTTGAAAAAGCAAATGCTTATGACCCATCATCAGAGGGAGTTCACTTTGAAGATTATTCCAGAGCTGTAACAGATTCAACAAAAACTGGTCAACAAAAATTATTAAGTCAAGGTCAAGAATTACAAACTCAGCAAGCTAAATCTGGATTTGCTGGGGCTGGAGGCCCTCAAGCGATAGCGGATACGAGTAGAGGTACAATAATGGATGATTTTATATCTCAACAAGCAGCGGCTCAATCATCATTGTTTAAGGGTGTTAAATCTGAAAGAGATGATTGGCTAAAAACAACTGGCCAAAATTTACTTCAATTACAACAAGCAGAAGGAACTGAAGATTATAATCTGAATGTAGGAGGCCCAACAAGTACTGTTGGTACTGGACTAAGTGGAAGTACCATGGACGACTTGCCTGATTTTGATACAGTTACAACATTGCCAACATCTGACCAAGGTATGGTATATATGAATGGTGATTTTTATATATGGTCTGAAGAAGAGGGGGGATATGTACCTCGAGGATAAGGAATATTAATAGATGGACTAAGGCAAGTCAATCTTAAAATATATATAAATTTTAAATAGGAATTTAATTATGAGTAATGGTAAATATGATGTAATAAGACCGCAAGCTGTAAATCTATCACCTGCACAAGATTGGGAAGATAAAGCTTTAGAAGTTTTTAAAAGTGAACGTGATAGAGCTGAAAGAAATGATATTAGAGGTGAGGAACAAAGAAGATATGACCAAAGCAGAGAAGATATGCTATTTCAACAAAAATATGAAAAGTCTATTGCTGCTTATGAATCTGATTTAAATGAATATAAAATAGCAGCTGAGCAAATAGGTTCTGAAAGTCCTGATATGCTTAGAAAAATTCAACAAAAATATAGTAAAGAGCATTTAATTCCAAAAAGAGATGGTACTTTTGAAAAAAGGTTTATCGTTCCTGAAGGAGTAAAACTATATACTGATGAAAAAGTAAAAAGTAAGTCTGATTTTGATATGAAATTAGATAATTGGAAAGATATGACGAATGAACAAAAGATTGCTGCTTGGCCTTCATTGAAAAAAAATAATAGATATTTTAATGTTGATTTGGATATTGAAGAAGGGCAATATAATAAAGCTCTTTCATATAGAGATAATGAAAAATTACTTGATTCTATGGGCCAATTTTTACCTCAAGGTTATAGTAATGATTCATGGGAAGGCGCTAAGAAGATATTATTAAAAGATGATGATGTAACTGACGCTGAATTAAAATTAATAGCTGCAGATATGAGCAAACATATAACTAATAAAGAATCAGCTAGAGAGTTTTGGTCAAAGTTAAATACTGAACTTGTTAAGTCTATGGGAGACGTAACATTAGAAACTCCTCCTACTGTTGTTAACGATTTGCAAAGGATGCAAGAAGTGGTTAATCAGAATCTTAGTGAATTTTATCCAGACATGACTGAAACAACTGACAGAGGAGCATTTAATGCTAGAGTATCTGAAATTGTAAAAGAAAAATATGGGGCTGATGGAGATTTTGATTCATTATCTCCTGAGCAGCAAAAAGAAATTGTTACTCAAGTAGCTACTGGTAAAGCAATTAAAGCTGGTATTACAGCTGGATTTGAATCAGATAAAGATGAATCAACCGAAGAAGCAAAAAAATTAGCTAATAAAAAAGAAACTTTAGATGAAAAAGTTAAACCTTCTTGGATTAGCCCAAAAGGGGCAAGTGTAAAAAATCCAGTAACAAAAGAATATGGATGGTCTGCTGAAATGATGGCTAAAGCAGTAAAAGAAAGTCCTTTTACATACGCTAATAAAGGATTAATTCCATCTGATGACTATCCGGGTTTTAAAGAAGTTTCTATAAAAGAAGCTTTGGAACATTATCAAAAAAATAAAAGTAAATATAAAAAAGATAAGCCAATAAAAGTTTCTCAAGGATTGTTTAGAAATAAAAAAGATATAACAAGATATCCTAAATCTAAATAATGGCAGACCCATATCAATTATGGATTGATTCTCAAAAAGGCAATCAACAAGTTAATAAAGTTGACCCATATGATTTATATATACAACAACAAGATAAGGTTGACCCATATGATTTGTATATGTCTCAGCAATATGGATATCCATCATTAACTGATGAAGAAAAATCTCGTTCAGTTGCAATGACTGGAAGAGAACTGCTGGAAGAACAAGAGTCTCCCGGCTTCTTGGGAGCATTATGGAGTGGTTTAAAATCTGGAGCAACTTTAGGTTATGCTTCTGATGAACCAGTATCTCCAGAATCAATGACATTTGGAGAGGAAGTAGCCCAATTAACAGGAGAATTAGCAGGTGGTATAATTCCATTTGGAGTAGCTAGTGTATTTACTGGTGGTTATGGGGCTCCAATAGCTGGATTTAAATATACAAAGAGTGTATATGATTCAATATCTAGGTTAAGTAAAGCGACTAGAGTAATGAAAAAATATAGTAAATCAATGGATGATATTGCAAAACAAGCAAAAACACTTGGAATGGAAGCAGATGATTTATTAAAAGGAGGAGCGGGATTAAAAGGTTCTGCTTTAAGCGAGTTTCAAAGAAGTGGTAAGGGATTGTTATCAAAAAGATATGTATCTTTAAATAATAGATTTAAAACAGCTAATAAATCACGAATTGCTTCTGAAGAAGTAATAACATCAGCTCAACGTAATTATATTGAAGAGCTCGTAAATAAAGGTGCTAAATCACAAGCGGCTAGGTTATCGAAACAAATATCTAAAACTGGAACTGGTTATGTTTTACCGGGGCCAAGAGGAAAAATATTAGGTAATAGCAATCTATATAAAACTAAAGTAATTGAACCATTGGCTAAAAAATTTGGTTATAAAGGGGCTGCCATAGCTGACAGATTTGCAAATAGCGCATTAACCTTTGCTTCAGTTGGACTTGTATCTAATAAACCCGGTGATAGTCTTATTGATAGAGCTAATGATATACCAAAAGATATATTTTTAGGTACAATGTTTGCGGCTGCTGGAGTTCCTACAATATTAGGTAAGTGGGGTAAGCATGCAGGTAAGGCTGAATCATTAGGATTACTTGCCATAGGAAGTTATCAAGACCATCTTACATTTAATCCAGACCCCAATATGGATATTAAAGATAGATTATTACATGGGCTAGGCTTAGTTGCTTTTCATCATGTTGGTCTTGGACTTAGCAATGTTGGTATAAAAGATAAGATGTTTAATGGGCTTGTTGATATGGGATTTGATAATACCATTGCTTATGAAATGGCATATAATACAAAATTTTCAGATGACGCAATATCTTATTCAAGAAAGTGGTATCAAAGAAATGGCTCACTATATGTAAATAAAAAGAATAATAAAGATGTTATATCAATAAGTGAATTTGTTAGTGAGAAAGCTGCTGAAGATGGCGAGCAAATGGGATATATAAATTATGTAAATGTTGGTCAAGATGGTTCTGGCACAATTGCTGGTAATAGTTTAAAGGCTTCAAGAAATAAATTAAATAAAAAATATAAAAAAGTAGATTTTAATGATAAAGAATTAATTGATGATTTACCGCCTGAGGTTAGAGAAAATAGAGATGCTATGTTAGAGAATTTGCAATCTGAATCTATAGAAATAGGTGGAGAAAAGAAATTTCAATTATCTGGGCCATCTACTCAAGGAGAGCCTACTGGTAAAGAAATAATTGAAAGAGGCAGGACTGTTGAACAAAGAGCAGAAAAAGATTTTTATAGAAGTCAAAGAAAAGATTTAGAAAAGGTATCACAAAAGAATAGGGTATTTGACGCTGAAAGAGATATTGAAGTAATATCCGAAGAAAAGCCATACTTAAAAGGAGACTTAGTTGAATGGGTAAAAGATGGCAAGGAAATGAATGTTAGCGGAGAAGGTGAATTTTATCCTATGAAGATATTAAAAGCTGATTCAGATTACGCTTATATAAATATTGAAAAATCAACAATACCAACAAAATTAAGTAAGCAATTACAAGCTGATGGTGGAAGAATACCACTATCTGAAATTAAAATGGTAAGAAGGATAGGTAAGGGTAGAGAAGTATCAAAATATAAATTGAATTTAAGATACTCAAATAGAGAAGATGGAAAAAACCATAGGAAATTAAAAGATACAAGCTGGGATGAACCATTAATATTTGATTCAAAAGAAGCAGCTGAAAATTATGCAATGGAAAATTGGGTTGGTAAATGGGAATCTAATAATACTATTAAATCTAAAATGAAATTGTTTAAAGCTAAGGAATCAAGAGTTGAAAGTACTCCAGAGTATAAACAACTTGGTAGAGCTAAAGGAATGTTAAATAGGGCATTTAAAGAAAAAGATTTTAATGACAATGAAATGAAAGAAGTCATAAGAACAATAGCCCCTGAATCAAGAGGCGATGTAAATAACATGACAATCAGAGAAATAAAAAGAACAACTGATTTATTAAAAGGAGATGATAGCATATCATTTGAAGTATTTGATTCTAGGGTAAGACTTGAACCTGACAATCTTATTGACAATATAAATCCTAAATGGGGCAAGACATTAAAAATGGTAAGCAATAAGTTTAAAGAAACATTTCTTGGCACTGCTGCGATAGGAGATATGATTGGAGGATGGGGAGCTGAACAAGCTAGAAGAAGCAAGAATCACGCTAGGTTTAGAAATTCATTTATGGGTCTTGATGTTCAATTGCATAACAGATTAAGAAGAGACTTAAGAGGTACTGGTATTAGCTTAAAAGATATTAATGACCACATCCATGCAATACTTGACCCTGTTACATTTGAAGGTCATCGTAGCTCTGCTCAATTTAAGTTATTTGAAAAGAAATTACAGAACTTTAAACTTAAAGATACATTAAATAATGAAATAAATTCACTTGATGCTATTGTAGATAGATATAGAAAATTCCATGATGAAGCTGCTGTAGCTCAAATAGTTTCAAATTCTTATATAAGAGATACATCAACAAATACTTTAAAAAGAGTTCCTTTTTGGAAAGCTTATGATACTCAAGGTAATAAAATAGAATTAGTAGATGTATATAAGAATCCAGAATTGCACGAAAGACAAGTTTCTAGTATACTAAAATGGATGCAAACAGAAGGCAAAAGAACTGGTTCTCCGGCATTTGCAGGAAAGCCAACTATTGTAAATCAATTTGGCAACGTAGTTGCTATTGATGCAAAAAAATCAAAACATTTTTATGTTAAAGATTATTCAAGAAGGCAGGTTACTGAAGATTTTCTTGATTTTATAAATGTGCCAGATGGTAAAGCATTAGATAAAGCTGCTACATATATGGCTAAAAATGATTCAAAATTAAGAAAACTTCCATTTGATGAAGCTTATAATAATGCTAAGAAATTATTAAAAGACATACAAAAAATTAATAGTAATAATAATATATATGGACAACAATATACAAGAATAGCTGACCTACCAGCTTATATGTATGTATCAAGAGGTAAAGGTGGATGGGGAGACATACTAACAATAGATAAAAAGAACGCATATAAATCAGATGGAACTCCATATAAGGTTGGAGAGACCATTGTAGACGCTAATAATAATCCACATACAGTTGGTAAGGCGATAAAAGTATATAATACTGATTATGTTCAAGTAATTAATGATTATAGTAGTGGACTTGCTCATTCAACTGCGACTTATCATGCATTTGGTGGCAAGACTGGAGATATAAATGGAACAATTAGTAGAATATCTGAGGGATTAGCAGTCCAAACAAAAGATAATTATTATAGAGACTGGTCAAGAAAGATAATGGAAAGTCAGGTATACGGAGAAAAACAATCTTCTTTTAGTAAGGTAATGAGACCGATAACAAGATGGTCAGCCATAGCTGGTCTGTCATCTCCTTTAAGTGGTTTAAAGAATTTAATGTTAGGTAATGTTCAAAATGCAACTGTATTTACTGGTAGAGAATTATGGAAAGCGTATCTTTCTAGGGACGCTGGTTTATTAAATCCAACTGGAGGAGCCTTTAGAAAATGGAGAAGTGCTAAAGAATATGCTGAATCAACAGGAGCAACATATCAATCTAGTTTTGACTTACATCTTGACACAAATCCTATGTCTGGGTTTATGAAAAGATGGTTGCCAAATCTTGGACTAATGAGAACAACTGAAATTTTAAATCGTACTATAGCTCAATCTATTGGGCCTTATTCAACAGAAATACATATTGCTAATATGGCTGGTTCTAAAAATCCTTCAACTAGAGGCACAAGTCTTTCTAATAGTAGAAGAATATTAAGAGATGTAATGGAATTTACTCCAGAGCAAGTTGAGCAAATGGTAAACAGATATAAGAGTAAAGGTAAAGATTTCATGCTAAGTGATGCAGAAAGAAAACAAGCTAGTCAACAGGCTCATGTTATAACTCAAGGTAGTGGAGATTTGCCATACTTACCATATTGGATGGGTAGAGGATGGGCCAAGCCATTGACATTATTCTACAAGGTAGCTTATAGAATAACTGATACAGTTGCAAAAAATGTTATAAAGCCTGGTGTAGTTGATGGTAATCTTGTACCGGCTATGAAATACATGGGATTATCAGCATTGTCAGGCAAAGCTTTATATTCAGCTTATGATTTTTTATTTGATGAAGAACGCTCTAATAAATTTAAAGATGTACCATCTCAATGGTGGGATTATTTTATAAAAGCAGAAGGACTTGCATTATTTAGTAACGCTGGTAGTCAATATGGAGGATTTGAAGAAGCTTATTATCCAGTCCCATTAAGAAATGTTCAAGTCGTTTGGGATAATCTATGGGATTTTATTCAAGGTAAGAAATATGGTAGTACTGCTCTTGGAGATGGGGTAAAAGAAATAGTTGCCATATATGGAACAGCTGAAAGAATATTAAAAAAATCTGTTGAAGAAAATGTAAAAAAACATGATGATTCTAAAAGAAGACAATATCAATTTTTAGATGCTTATTATCCAAAAGATGAAATAAAACTTGATTATGAAGATGGATTAACAGCAAAGACTCCTCATTACAGAGCATTGAGAGATGTATTTTGGCATGACGACCCTGCGAAAATAGCTAAGACATATTATGTATCCCTTGCATTTCTTTCTCATAGAATAATGGAAGAGAAAGGAATACAATATCCATTAGCTGAAAAAGAAGCTAGACAAAGACTTAAAAAAACTCTTGCCAGTTTAAGACCAATACCAAAGAGTTGGATGAAGACTATGGGTAGAACAGGCAAATCAAGATATATGGAATATATGGATGCTTTATCTTCTGAAGATAGAGATAAAGAAAGTAATATAATGGATATATATAGAAATAAGCAAGTTCAATTTTGGGATGCAATAGGCTCATATAGAAATACATATTATAAAAAAGGATAAATTATGCCAAGACCACCACTATTAGGATACTTACAATCAGCAGCAGCTGACAACACAGCTCATAGTTCAATAGATAGATTGCTATTGGAAGATGAAATGAATAGAGACCCTTTATCTGGATTAGCTCAAAAGCCTCAGTATAGTATATCAGAACATAGAACCCCTATGCCAGAAGATGCTTTACCTGTAGGTGCTGGTGTAAAACTATTTAGAGGCGTTCCTAAATGGTTTAAAGGTCAAATGGTTAAAGAAGGTAAATATGTAGGAGGAGCTCCACTTAAAAAAGAGCAGTTTGAACGACTAAATGAGAATACTGATTTTTGGAAAAAGCTAGGAGATAAAGGGCCAGACAAAACTTATTTAAAGAATTTACCATACGAAAAAAACTTGCGAGGGCTCTGGACTACCACTTCAAGACCAGAAGCTATAAGTATGGGTGGTAAAAAAATATTGGAGTTTGATGTTCCTAAATCTATTATTAAAAATGAAGCAATACAAACATCTTTCGACTCTCCTAGCAGTAAAGAGGTAGGAGATATTTTTCTTTTTCCAAAAGGACTGTCAAAAAAATATTTAAAAAAATTCTTTAAGGGATATCAACAAGGTGGACAAGCTCAATTAATGGGAGAACAAGGCAATCCAGACAATCCTCAAAGATGGATAAGAAAAAACTATAATGAGGATGGTTCAATAGCTTCTACAAGTTTTGTAGGAGAACCTCAGCAAAAAAATAAAGCTCAAGCTCATAGAAATTTACTTATGGAAGCTTTAAGCCAACCGCCTCAGCACTCAATTAGAGCTCCTGATTATGGAACAAATATATTTGGACAACAAATTACTGAGCCTTATGACATTACAAAAGCAATAGCTGAAGGTGACTTTCTACCTCCTGTGGGTATGGCTAAAATGATAGGAAAATCAGCAAAACCATTATGGAAATATGCTACTGGAGAATCAATGCTAGAAGGCATGGAAAAATCTATTAAAGAAAATATCCCAGAAGTATTTGAAAAATCTAGGAAGTGGATTACAGGTGTACGTGGAGCGGCAAAAATTCCACCTCCATTCGGAGCTGGTCTTTCTAAAACAAATTTAAGCGAAAAGGCTGTAAAAGAATTAAAAAATATAGCAAAAAAATTACATAATGTAGAATTAGATTTACCAAAACCTAAGCGTAAAAGTTCTGCAGATTTTATTAAAGAAGCTAGAAAGTCTTTAGATATAAATTTAGCTGAAGGGTTATCTCAAATGCAGAAATATGGAAGCATGAGTCCAGTACAAGAAGAAATTATTTCTGGTTCAGTTAAAAATTTAGAAAGAGTAGCTTCAAATTGGTTGAAAAAGCCAAGAAGGCAATTTAAAAATATTGAAAAGGCAGCAATTGATTATTTTGAACCATCCTTAGGAGGAGGAGGTAAGCAATCTTGGTCAGTTATTCAAAAAGAATTAGACAGGATGCCACCTCCAGACCAAAAGAAAATATTAGGGCCAGAAAATTATAGAAATTATGAAATATGGAATACTTTAATTGGAAAAACAGGTGATTGGGGAGCAGCTAAGGGATGGCTTAAATTAAAACCTGATGTACTAAATCCTAATATAGTACCTGTAAATAAGAGAAGACCAAAGTAACAGAATCCATTTTAAGGGGTCTAATCTCCCGAATATAGAGGTTTTATTCTTTTTTCGATACTAACCCTACCCTATACAAGTATTACAGATTTTCCTTTGTTTTTTGTATTTGCTAATATTTTTTGAATACAATGTTATTCCTTTATTATATCCTGTACCTGAATTAGCTAAGAGATATTCCCAAGCTCTATTGCATTTAGGGCATACATATGTATTCCTATCAGTTACCCTAGCTTCATTCATCCTTGATGTCTGAGGTTTAAATTCAGTTTTTTCTCTTTTACCTAACATCACATCTGTCATTACTGATTTGTTATTCTCTACCCATTCTTCTATTTGTATTCTTAAACTCTTTTTCATTATTGTGCGTCCTTTCTATATGCATAGTTATGTGGACTTTTCACATACTTGCGTTTTTTCCTTTTATAATTAACAAAGGGAGTGTATTTATCGCCTATTAACTCCCCATCAAACTTCTTTATTAGTTTGTGTGCTAATTCACTATTGCCGGCAGAAGCTTTATTACTATACTTAGAACATCCTTTTGGCAAAACTTCTGATGGTATTACTTTGGGGGCGCTTTTCTGAGCCAGTTTAAACCAATGGCAAACTGAATTTTTTTCATAATAGCACCCCCAACAACTTCTACTCATTAGAAGGGTAAATCATCCTCATTAGCCTCGGTCTTTTTATCATATTCACCTGGCTCATTGATTCTTAAGCTGACATACTTGTTACCAGCCTTTGATGTTGAATCCCAACCTGCTATTTTCCATTCTTTACCATCTACATTTAGATTTCCTGTAAAGTCAGGTTTAGAATCGCCTTCTTCTTTGTATTTGTTAGGGAAAAATGCTCCCTTGTTTGTTGCATCGTATTCTGACATTAGAATAACTCTCCTTGTTTTAGTCTGTTATTGATTATTTTCCAATATTCAAGATTCAATTCGCATCCTGTATATCTTCTACTTAACTTCTTGGCAGCTTCAGCAACTGTACCTGAGCCCATGAATGGGTCTAGTACAAGTCCACCTTCAGGACTGCCAGCTTTTATGCATGGAGTAATCAATTCCATTGGAAATGTTGCGCAGTGTGACCCCGGATAGGATGCCACTCTGACACTCCATACATCTCTCTTATTGCGGTGGTCATATCCACCATTGTTATCGAGATTTTCTACTTTCTCCTTAACTGATTCAAAGTCATAATAATACTTTGGTTGCTTAGAGAATAAAAATATGTGCTCATGTGATGATGTTGGTCTATCTTTGACAGACTCAGGTATTGGATTTTTCTTGGCCCATATGATATCACTACGCAATATCCATCCTCTTTGTTGTAAAGCAAATGCAACACGCCAAGGAACACCAATTAAATCTTTTGTAGTCAATCCTTCTATAGTCTTATCAGCAACACCCATACCTCCTGTGCCTGAAAATCCTTTTCTGCCATCAGAGGGTATCTCTCCCTTATTAGCATAACAATCTCCTATGTTGAGCCAAAATGTACCATCATCTTTAGTGATTCTATACACTTCATCAAATACAATGCATAACTGTTCAATGTATTCTTCTAAAGAATTTTCTAATCCTATTTGATTATCCTCTCCATAATCTCTTAGGTTGTAGTATGGTGGAGATGTAACTGTTGTATTAACAACACCATCGGGAAACCCTTTTAATACCTCTCTGTTGTCTCCAACAAATACATTATTATCTATATCCATGAGTACCCCACAAGCTTATTGTATGGTACTAATATTATCTCTGATTGATTGCCGTCTCCTCCATTGACAATCTTTATAAGATTATTTTTAGCCAATTGCTTTATCCTTTCCTTTAGTTCATCAACTTTCATTAGTATGATGAATTTTATTTCATTATCAATAGTGAATACATGGCACCACCATTTAGCATTTGTTGTTGATATGCCAGATGGTTTACCTTTGTAATTAATCTCTATTATCATGTTACCTGTGTCATGCCAAGTATCACGCTCTGTTTTTACTTCTATTGAACCTTTACCTTCAAATATATTGCGTACCTTATCCTCATGGATAAGACCAAAGTCTAAATCTATGTCGAAATTTCCCATTATCTTTCCTTTAATAATTAGGCCATCGTTCCGGAAGCGAGGAGGAAAGGAGGCGTAACCTCGCACAATGGCCCATTATGAAAATCTTTATTTTAAATTATTTACTAAACTTTAAGAGCTGAAATTAACAATAAATAACGCTCTAATGGAATAGATATATAAGGCTCCATTCTATCTCCTCTAAATACTACTCCAGTTTCTTCCTTTTCTGGCAATACCCAAGCAGGTATAACTTTTCTTCTTTTACACCCATAATACAATCCATCAATCTCAACATCTCCTTTTTCGTGTTGAGCCCCACCCCTATCTCTATTATAAGCTTCCAACTCCACTGCTTTTGCCATCCTTACTGTTTCTCTTTGTAATTCCGCTCCCCTCTGTCTGTTTCTTCTGCCCCTCTTCTGGGCTCTTGTTGACAGTTGCTTCTTCATTATCACCTTCCTTTTCAAGATATTCAACAAAATTATCAATTTCACCACTATGCATTAAATACTTTTCAAGTAACATCATATTCGTTCTAACAAATGGTGTTAATACATCATTGACATATTGCTTAAGACTAAAAACTTCTCTTACCAAGACCCCAATTTCTTTCTTGAGTTCTCTTGTTGTTGGTCTTTTTTGTTTTATTTTTGCCATTAATCACATTCCTTACAATGTATGTTTACATTATATAACTCATCAGCATTTGGAATCTCAACCTTTGTTGGTATCTGTACTCCATTATCTGCTATTTTTTTAAGGTCATTTTGTAAATTTTTAATGCTGCCTATTTTTGAAGTTTTGTCAAAAGCGTGGCTTGTATTTTCAAACCAATCTAATGATTCTCTTATTATATGCATTTCATTTTCTGATAACCATACACCAAACTTACCATACTTAGCTTTCATTACTTATTCCTTTTTTTTAGTCTTTTCATTTCAATCATAGCATCTTCAGGACTATTAAGTATCTTACATCTATCTCCAACAACTCCAAGAACCTTACTTCCTGTTTTGCCATATCTATTCTTACCAAGTACTACCTCTATTCCATGCTCTCCTACCATTGAATCTTGATAATTATATCTCCAATCATAGTACATGAACAATATCATTTCAGCATCTTGTTCTATTGAACCTGAATCTCTAAGGTCTCGCAATATTGGTCTCTTATTAGACCTATCTTCACAAGCTCTATTTAACTGAGATACAAGTATAGCTGCCATATCATATGTCTTAGCTGCTCTCTTATATTGTTTCATTATATTGTCAATTCTCAATCTGTTATCATCAACTCCAATAACATCTATCAATCCTATGTAATCATCTACTACAACATCGGGTCTATGCTTTCTTATCTCACGCATTGCTCTATCTATATCAAATACATCATCATACATTATTAGATTTTTATATTTGTTAGTTATTGTATTCTTAGCTTGCTCAAGGTCTGTTTTATCTATTTCGTTAAAATTACCCATTCTCATTGTATGGTATGATAAGTATTTACTTTCTATAATCATTAGCTTTTTCATCATCTCAACATTGGACATTTCTCGATTGAATACAAGAACCTTCATTCCTCTGTTAAGAAGATTACTTACAATATTTATGGTCATTGTAGATTTAAAATGCCCGGGCCTACCAGCAACAACTGTTATCTCTCCCTTTGTCATTCCGCCTGTGAGGTCATCTAATGGTTTATAGCCAAATGGTATAATGTTGTCTGTAACTGTCATATGCTTAACAGCATCATCAATAAGTGAGTCAAGGTTAAAATCTTCTCTTATCCTTAAATTGAGAATATCCTCTATTTCCCTATTTAATCTTTGTAATGCTTGATATGCTCCATCTCCATCTAAATCCATTACTTTATTAATCTTATTGGATTTTCGTATCACCTTTCTAAGCAACCATTTCTCATATATCAATTTTGCATAATGTTCTGCGTTAGCAGTGGTAGCAACTTCATCTATTAGACCAGTTAAATAATAACCCGGAGATTCCAATTTACTATTCTTTGGCATTTGAGCGACAACTGTAACAGTATCTATTACCGAAGCGCCTTCTCTATGTAAATGGAGCATACATTTCCATATCTCTTGATGACTTGAGTTATAAAATACTTGCTCTTCAGGTATGTATTGTGATATTTGGTCAATTACAGTATTGTCTACCAAGGCTTGACCTAATATTAGCCTTTCAGCTTCTAAACTGTGTGGGTGTGTTTTATGCATCATTTTTCCTTAAAATGTATAACTGCTCTTTTTCATTTTCTGGCAGCATTACTATTATTTTATGTTTCAAGAACTCAGGAACATATTTACTACCTCTATAATGCATTGGGAGGTCTGCAAAATAAACAGCATCTTCAAATGTTATAAATCCATTAAATTTAGTTTCCATAAGCTCTATAATTTTCTCAAACGACATCCATTCTACGCTAATCATTTACTAACTTTGCCAATTTAGCAAGTGGTTCATTATGATAACCTCTGGAGTCGCTCCACTCTTCCTTGTAAACATTAATGAGGACTTTCTTTCCTAAAATCATTTCCTCAGATATTGAGGGTAGAGAGTACCTTATTTTACCATCTGATTCGCTTTTAGTCAAGCCAATTCCAAGTTTATCAAGAAATTTCTTGTAATAAAGATTAGCTCTTTTCATCTTAGAAGAGCGGTATCTCCATTGACCCGAATCTCTTACAAGTCTATTACTAAAACTTGGAGAATCACTAGCTATCTTATACCTAACCCAATATATATCGCAATGATATCCTTTCTTGGTTTTTGTATTTAACTTTCTTCTTAAAGCTACAATAGTTGCTTCGTAAGTACCCGGCTGTATCTGTCCTTCATCTACTGCTTCTTCATAGTAGACATCATCGGATTCAACATCTTTCATTATGTCATTTATATCAGCCATCAATCTTCTTCCATTGTTTGGTCTAATATGTGTGATGGACAGCAATCTTGCTCAGGAGAGCATGTACTTGTTACATCTAATGTATCTTCAATCAAATTAATCTCTTTTTCGTAGTCTTCATTTATCAATCCAAATAGTCCATACTTTATTGCTGAATTAGATACGCTTTTTATAAACAAGTATTGTTCATAGCTTATCTTTTCATCTAGTGTACTTTGTGGAATTTCCATTTCTGCTAACAAAGACTCGATAGGTACTTGTCTAGCATCAGCTTCTTCCTGTAGTAACTCTGCATTTTTATCTGTAAAATATTTCATTAATCCTCCTTTGTTTTTTTATGAATGTTTAAAGTATTTAAAAACAAAATGCTCTACTTCCTCTGTCTCTTCGTTCCAATCCTCGATGCGAAAAGAATAATCACAATGGTCTTTCTTTAAGTCGTTGACATATTCCATACATTTGTCAAATTCGCTTAAATCAAACATCACATCGGAGTGGTATTTATTCTGCACCTCTTCCGATGCCTTTCTACCATTTACCAAGTTCCCATCAAACCAAACATAATAGTATATATGGTTTTTTAATATTCTTTCCATCCTTTCAGCCATTTATCTTTCCTCCTTAGCATTTTTAGCAACTTCATCTTCCATATAAGATTTTTTCATTTCTTCTATTCTCTTTAATGTTGCTTTTATGTTCAATGAATTAATCTTACCTATATTAGATAAAACTGTTTTCTTATCTTCTTCGCTTAATCCAACAACAGCTTTATTAACAAGGCTAGTATAATCTACAGGCGGAGTAGAAACATTAGAAGAATCCTTTAAACCGCTTACATACTTGTTATCATCGAACTTACCCATGAATACATCAGCATTAAATCCAAGTTTACTTAGTCCTTTGGTAAGAGCATCAGTAGCAACTTTTTTAAAGAAGTCATCATCAACTCTTCCATTAGTATGATATTTGATTGCTGAATGAAGAGGTATAGTTTTTTTATGAGCCCCATTTGAATAGCTCCACCATAAATTAGCTGTATAAACTGCTAATCCAGCATTTTCCCATCTTTCTATCTTTTCATCTTCAACTCCCCATCCTAATCCCATGGGGCCAAAAGTTTCAGTAGCTCTCATTAATTGGTATTGAGCGCCAATAGCTGTGAAGCCACCTCTTTGATTTACTTTTTTTGTATACTTTGGGTCTGTTACCTCAACAGAGTTCCAAAGCTCCATATTTTTCTCTTTTTCCTTTTTAGTCATTACGACTCCTTTTTTTGTTTGTTTGCTTATCCACAAGTTCTCTACAGCACATCAAGAAAACGCATATGAATAATAAATTTTCTATTATAAATCTGCTCCATTTAAAAAAGGTTGAGTATTCATAAGCTCGTTATAAATAAACTCAGGATAATCATCCGTTAGCTCATCTATTTCCTCTTGATTCATTTCTCTGTTTTTATAAGTAGCGGATTCTATAAAAGCGTCTGAATAATCTGGATAATCAGAATTATCTATGCCAGAAAATTTAATGTCTTGTACTTCTGATAGAACAATCATTAACTTAGCATCTCATCAAGAGATTCGTTAATAGTTTCATTTAAAACCTCTAATTGCTCTTCTACTTTCTTTAACCTTATATCTATATACCATCTTAGTAGATAATGATATGCTAGAAATAAAACGGCCAAGTATACTACCATAAATACATCAAAGCCATTTTCTGATAGTGATTGTAACCAATGTATCATTTGCTATACTCCTTTACTTTTCTTTTTATCCATTCAGTAGATAAATTTGTTATCATTGCAAATATCATTACACCAACACCAACTAGACATAATGAAATTGATAATATGAATAGATTAGCTATCCATTCTGATATTGTTAGTATTATCATATACATATTCCTTCCTTTTAAAAATTTTGCTTTGCGTCTGACATCAAGACAGTACAGGAGCCAGATAAATAATAATGAGTTCTATGTATTCAAAATTAAAAGTTGTTTTACTTTTATAATTTATTTATCAGCCTGTAGACAAAGCAAGTTTTATTTATTACTTCTCCTATAAAAAGTTTTGCTGTTCATTCTTAAGCGCCAACCTAAGTTTCATTTGACTCCAATTTTGAAGTCATTTTAATGAACAGCATTTAAACCTCCACCACATACATCATAAAATTGACAGTATTTTTGGTTACATTCCCATTCATATACTGGAGCCATACCCAAGTTAACCTCAGGTAGAGTTTTGTCCTTTATGGACAAATTAACACTACTCCAGTAACTATGAGCTTCATCAATGTATTCTTCAGGTACATCAACTTCTTTCATTTTGCTTGTATTCTTATTGTAAAAATATAATTTCATTTGAATATTGTCAATTTCAAAAAATCTTTTGGCCCATAATCCGTATGTTGCTAATTGTAATTGATAATTTGTTGATGGTTGTTTGTCTGAGTATCTGCCAAACATTTGTTTCCACTTCCATTCATTACAAGTCTTTATATCATATAGCACATGGTTATCTCCTTCACTATCAAGTAAAGCTAAATCTATAAAACCGCGTACATTTAAATCTTCTAAGTATATTTCTTTTTCAATCAACAATGGTAATCCATTTTCTTGAGCATACCAAGTGAGAGCATTTTGTATATCTTCATGTACTAGAGTGCCAAGTCGGAAGATGCGTTGTGTATCACTATTTACAGGCACACCTTCTACTTGACTTACTGCGGAGTAATAATGTTTTCTAGCACATAAACCAGCTGAGCTACTATGAAACCAAGACCTATCTTGATATCTGGCTGCTGTGTGTTGTTTGTTTTTACGCACGAGATATTCGTGATAAATTGATTCTATGTTCCTTTCCATACTATGATATTAATAAAGTTTACTTTTAATCTATAATGTTTTTTTATTTATTTTTTTTTATTTATTTATTTATTTATATATATATATATATTATATATATATTATATTAGCTATAGCTATATATAATATAATATTACATACAGCTATAGCTTATAACAGGGATTATTATTTACTTGTGTATATTCTTGTTATGCCGTCAGTAGTACCAGTCATTTTCTTTCTATAATCCAAGACATTTTGCTTGAATGTTTTATTTTCATCCATTGCTTGTATTTGTATGTCTGGAAAGAAATTGCTTTTATCATCATCATTATATCCGTATTTATCACTACAAGATTGGCAATATGCACTTCCTCCAATTATAACACCGCCATTTATTTTGTCTCCGTTTTCAGGATATGGCCCATTGCAACCATCGCAACAAACTTCTTCACCTGCATTTATAACTTCGACAAGTACAGCGTCGTCAAATATCCCTTTCATGATTTTGCTGGAGGTATAATCTCTTTTATTAAATCACCAATCTTATCAAGAGCGGTAATTACAACATCAAGATATCCTCCAAGCTTAGCAAGATTCATTAATACAGTAGAATCATAGTTATCATCATTTAATTGCATTAAAGAATTATTAAATTGCTTACCTGCTTCAAGCAGGTCAAGATAACTCTCTAATACATTTTGCTCTGTTTCAGTCATTTCGACTCCTTTTTTTATTATAAAAATCTTTTACTAGGTGCAGAGAGCATGGGAAAATCGATAAAACCCATGCCCTCTGTTCTTAATAGCTAAACGCTATTATTATGCCTCACCCTTAACTGTCTTATCCCAGCTAAGCTTTTGTAAAGCTCTGCCGGTCTCATCATCAATCTCAGCATCAATATCAGTTTTGTTTTTCAAATCACTATAAAGCTCACGAGGATTTGTAAATTTTACTGATGCATTTTTGGTAGTAAAACTTTCCATTTCCATAAAATCAAAAGATTTTAGCTTAACGAAAAGTTCTCGCAGATGTATATCTATTAGCTTGGATACAACTTTATTTTTAGATAAAGGTAAATCTCTATGTATCCCTACTGCAACGCTGATTTCATTTTCACTTTCTATTGTAAACTTAATGTTGAAAGCTGTATGGTCTACATCAGCTTTTCCACAAACTGCGGGATATAAATCTTCAGCTAAAAGACCCATCATAAACATTTTTACTGCCATTTGATGTTCATTACCTGCATCCTCATCCCATACCCCTTGTCTATCTTCGAAATAAGATACAAGATGCTGAAATCTATCCTTTGCGTCATTTTCACAATGCTGATGTATTGAAAACATATCAATAGATAATTTTAATGCTATATCTTTAAATTCAGATTCAACTTGAATGTCAGAATTTAGCACATCATCTACTTCAACGAGATAATCTATCATTGTTTTACTCCTTTTTTTGTTTATTATTTAAGTTTTTTGCAAGCCTCCATAAATGTTTTTCTATCTACAACATTTGGAATCATTGTTAAATTTCTAAAATTATGCGGAATACATCTACCAGTAAGCGATTTCATGTATTCTAAGCAACTTCTTCTGTTTTCTGTGCAAAAATAATATACTTTATTATGTATGGTATTCTTAGCAACTGTTACAAATCCATCAAAATCGCCAAAGAATATAATGGTTCTATTTTTAAATAAGCTCCATCTATGTACATCATTGCACACATCTTCAACAGTTAAAAATTCTACAAATTCTTTTTTCTTGCTATTATAAATATGAACTAATCTAGCATTTGGAGCATCATATAGTTCGATATCTCCATAATTAGTAGATTGAGTTGCTATTTTACTATAAAAATCAGATTGTCTTGCACAAGATGGACTGCTATCTAATAAAAGCAATACATTATGTTTTTCTCTAGTATTGCGACATTTATATATTGATTCTTTATTCAAAGTTCTCATAGCCAATCTATCAGCATCCCAAAAATCATCTCCATCAATAGTAGCTCCTACATTATCTTCTGCTACCTTACTTATTACTGTTGATAATGTTATTGCTAGTCTTCTATCTCTAGCTGAATCAAGATTATATCTACCAGCTCTTGCTGGTTTTTTAGTAACTCGACTATAATCCTTAGCACTTTGAAAATTATCTAAAAGGTCTTGTTGCTCTTCTGTAAGGCATCTATACATTTCATCAAATTCATTATAATCGCTATCGGAATCATAATCGCCATGCATCAACTTAGACATCTTATCTAAATTATTTTTGCTTTTGTTAAATTTTTCAGTAACATTTTTAGAATTGTTATGGTACTTGCTCAATCCGAGGGGCTTTAAACCCCCCGGATTGTTCGCTTTAGACTTAACATCAATATTGCTAGTAATTGGTTTACTTTCAGTAGTTTTGAGTTCAGGAGTTTCGTGTTTTATAGTCGCTCTACCAAGATTACTCTCGCTACTAAATCTACGCCAATTAACTTGCAGTGGATTTGAACTTCTTTTCAAGTGATTTTATCCTATTTATTTTTTGTTTAATCTCAAGCGATAGCATTGATTCATCATAATAATCTGGTTCTATGAACGCACAGAAGATTACATAGTCGTAAACTACATGAGCGAATACATTACTATTAGATAATGTATTAGAATTATTACGAGTAAGACTCCAGCCAGCTTTATTTAGCTTGGTACGAATATCTCCATCATGTTTAAAACATCTGTATAATGGTAGATAAGGCAACCAATGGATTATATGCCCTAATATCTTAGGATGCACTATTCCATTAATGTTTAACTTCATCATTCCAAGAGTGTAACCTTCAATGTTATTGCATATTAATTCCATATTTTTAGAAATTATTGCAAATCCATTTTGAATCGATTCTACCTTTACCTTGCTAATGGTACGACTTGATGAAGATAGGTTGACTAAATCGTCAAAAAATGGCACATCACGCAATTCGCATGATGAAGTACCACTTGGCGATTGTAACCATATCGCATCACAATAACCCTTATGTTCACTTAATGACTTTAATACGCTGTTGCCAATAGTGTAAGTATTATTGAGTACTTGATTTTTCAAGTCTGTAACTGCAATTTTATTGCTTGATTTTGGACAAATCGTATTTTTTATAGCTTCTCTACCTAATTCACTTTCTTGAATTGTAAATATAGTAGCCAAATTATCTTTGCGATTCATCCTAAATAAGCTACAATAATTTGCAGCAGTACCGCATATAACTTCAAGACCTTTACCTTCACGAAATCTTAAGTCAATTTTTTCACTGCCATCTAATCTTGCAATGATTTCCTTATCATCTCGCTTATGTATCAACCACTTGCCACGCAACATTCTATTTACTTCTTTTCTTGTAACATATTTATCAACAAGCTTTATTTCACCATTAATTCTTCTAAATAGCTCTGTGTAGTCTAAATATTGCACATGAACAGAAGTGTAAACCTCAGTTGAAAAAGTATAGTTATCTGTAATGGCCCCCCATTCAGGTAACGATGCCAAATTTGGGTCATCGCCATCTAAATTTTGAGACATCAACGCATTATCAGCTAAGCTTTTGATGCGTTCAGCATTAGTATTCTTATTAGTTGAGGTTCTTTTAAGAACAAGTGTAGCATCACTAGGAACATATTGAACTGGTTTGAACGAGCTGTTGAATTTAGACAAATCTCTAAGGTCAGGCATTGCAGGTTCATTCTGTTCATTACGAAGTGGTACATTGTCCACGCCATAATCATCAGCTTTTATCTTTTTCAATTTAGTAGTTGAAATATTTTCAACTTTCTCTTGATTGGATAGCAAGACATGATTTTCAGGCGTTTTTGTTATATACTGATACACCAATGAGTTCCAATCAGCTCTACTACCAAGTAATTCTATAGCATCCATCAACTGTCGTAATTCTTGTATCGTTGCAGGTTTAGGCAAATTTGCACTAATACTGCGTGTATACAAGTCAATCATTTGAGGAATGTAAGAATTGCCATCGTGAGTTAATTTCAAAGCAGATAAAACATCAGCTGGTTCTATTGGGTCAACATGAATCATTGGAAACCTACGAAGTAGAGCTTCGTGAAACTCACGCTCATCATTTGCAGTGATAAATATGGTTAAATTATCCAAATTAGCTTGGATATTACCACCTTCAACACCGGGCAATGATAAACGACCATATTGTAGGAAATCTAAAAAGAATCCATCTACGCTAGGTCGTGTTTTATCCCATTCATCCAACATCAGCATTACTGGTCTGTTATTAGACTCAATAGCAGCTTCGTAAATCTTACCATGCCCTATCTTGACACCTGAAGTAGTATCTTCAGATGGCATTATTTTGATGAGCAAGTCTTCTTCACGAGTGCCTTGGGTACATTGATGTACAAAAAGCTGGCGTTCCAACACTTGTGCAAGTATCATTGGTAAGTAAGACTTACCTGTTCCTGCCATACCATACAGAAAAGCACCACTAACGGGCTTCGTATTAATAGCTGTTAGTATTTTGTCTGTGAAGTCAGGTGAGCAAATATACCCACCATCATTCAAAGCATCATGTAAACTGCTATTATTGTATTGTATGTCGGTTGTTGTTACCGCCATAACGCTTCCTTTTTTTGTTATTGGCTCGACACCTTGTCAAGCACAAATCTTTTAAATCTTTGCCCCCTATAGAAACATGACTAACTACAAGGGGCTGTTGTGAGTAAATCCACGCTCCCTGCAATACCGCCATAAATGGAGTAAAGGCGATACCACAAGGAGCTACCTTCCGTATCTTTAAAAAGCTATTGCTCTTAATATTTGTAGTAATAATCCACCAATAGCAGTTGTTATGAGTATATAGAATACCTCATCACTGCTAATGATATCAATTACTCTCTCTATTATTTGCTCTAGTTTATTCATTTGTTACCTCGTTATGATAATTTGATGCGATACTTGTTCGCAGCAGCTTTCATTAAAATCTTTACATAGTGTTGCTCGTCTGACTTTAGCTCGTCTATGAATCCATCAGACCAAAAATAATCAAGAGCATCGATTACTTCATCTTTGCTCACTTTATTTAATTGTTTTGCTATTACTTTATCTTCTTTGTCCATATTATCTACCTAGTAGTTTTCTCATTGCTATTTTAAAGTCTAGTTCGCTACTATTATCGTTATCATATACATTGAATGTGCGTCGTATTCTTTGTAGCATCCATTCATTTCTATCTTTCTCAAAGGTTACTAGCTTATTCGGTCTGTATCTTGTGCCATTAGGAATACCAGCGTAATAATCATCAAACTCTAGCCCTTCATCATGTAGCGTTGTTGTTACTCCTGTGATGTTATTATGTATCAGCACAGGTATCTTCATTTCTTCACCATCTTCATTTACTGCTAGTAAGGTATCATCGCTAAACATCTCCGTTACAAACTTCTTTTGGTCTTTGCTAGGTATGTTCTTAACAATTGATTTATTACCAACTGTGATGGTCAATTTATTCTTTTTATCTATAAATATCGTTACCATAATTAATTTATTGTCATGTTTTATTTGTTGTAAGTGTTCTGAGTGTGTGTGTCAAAAATATACTGTAAAAAAAGGGTATCAATTAAGACACCCTTTTCTTACGATATGTGGAATGGTAGTGTTGACTTACTTTGTTTGTGTATTACCTTCGTGGTCTGTATACTCCTTACCACTTGGTAATGTTGTCAACATTTTGTATTTACCATCACTTAACACGAACTCTCTAAAAAATGGATTCTGTATTTTGTACATCTTACCACTTTTACCAACAAAGACACCATCAGAGTTAGATTTATCATTAATTAGATTAATTATCTCTTGTTTGGTTTCTATCATTGTTTCTGAGAAGTCCTCACCATTCGAACCAATACCATCTTGTTTAGGTGGTCTCTGTCCAACTCTACTTAAAAATGAAACTTTAGATTTAAGTAATGTTTCAGAGTACTCACCATCGATGTAACATTCGAATAAGTGAACTTTCCAAGTCTTACCACCACAGTTAACAAGGTCTGTGTTGTTGATTGAATCAACGAACCAAGGTTTACTTGTTATCTCTGTTGGTAGTGTTGGAAGTGTGTCAAGTGTAGGTGGTTTAGTTACTTTAGTAGCAACTGATTTACCTTCTTTTGACATTGTTAACTCCTTTTTCATACCATCAAATTACATATACTGATGTTAATAATCAATAAGATAATGAATCATTGACCATAGATTAGATAATATTGATCTATGGTCAATTATCTGTAATTATACCATTCATTTTTAAGACTAGAGATATGGTGTAAAATGGTATCTCCGATACCAAAGGGAAGGGATACATATGTAAGAAATGTATATAACATATATTATGTATAATTGAGTAATTTTGTCGACTTACTCAGAATGTCGTATAACATATGTTATGTATAATAGAGTAAAAAACCTAATTCGATAAAAAAAGTCAACCTCCCTCCCAATTTTCAATCCAATTTGACGGGGGTAGGGGGCGGGTTAAAAGAGATATACACATTGTACACCAATTTTTGAGATTTCCACACATTTTCTCTTTCTTTATGCTTATATTATATATATATTATATATATATAGCTAATATTAGTATAATATTATATTAAGCATATGATTCAAAAATAAAAAGTTACTTGTATTTTAATTGATAAAGTATTTATATTGTCTATATGAAAAAATTGGAGTTTATAAAAATGGCAAAAGCAAATAAAAAAAGTAAGAAAGCGGTAAAGAAGAAGAATCCAGTGCTAGAGGCATTGAAAAAACCATTCAAATTACCATTCAAATTCTTAAGATGGTGGTAATTGCTAAACATATTGACAAGAAAGGGTTATTAAACATGGCTAAGACTCATTGTGCTAATTGGGATAATGGTAATTGCGTTGGTTGCATGATGAAAAGCAAGGATAAGACCATTACTTTTAAAGTATCCAGCAAATTTGCTGGTAAATCATGCCAAGTTAGAAAAAAATGTAGATATTTTGATAATGTAGTAATACCGGGAATAAAAAATGAACGATGAATATAGTGAATCACTTGATTTGGTTGAAATAATTGATATATTGAAAAAACTAAGTAGCGATATAAATATATCTTCCATATTGAAAGGAAACGCTGAGCAGATTGAGATAATAGCTGAAATGAAAGAAAGAATTAATTCAATAGAGATTGAAAGGGTAAGCCCTGTTGATTTCGACATGACAAGATTCGAAGCATAGAATGAATAAAAAGAAAGAACATAGAAGAGCAATAGTAATACCAGATGTGCATTTCCCTATCCATGACGATGCCGCTGTCAATGTTGTTCTTAAAGCAATAAAGATGGTAAAGCCAAACATATTTGTTTGTCTTGGCGACCTAGGCGAATGGAAATCAGTATCTCCTTGGCGATACAAGAGGAGAAAGAGACCTCCGCTAGAATATACGTTAGAAGATTTAAAGATTGAAGCTGCAGCTGTAAACGATGGGCTAGATTTATTTGATAAAGCATTAAAAGATGTTGGTTGCGAAGAAAAGCATATGATTGAAGGAAACCATGATGATTGGCTAAATGCATTTGTTGAGGAATTTCCTTACCTACCTGAATACAAATTCAAGAATGTAATGAATCTTAAAGAGCGAGGTTATAAATTTCATCCTTATGGCCACTTAATGCAGATTGGCAAACTATTCTTTTATCATGGCGGTCACTACAGCACTGTAAACCACACAAGACAGCATGTGCAAAATCTTGGCAAGAATATAATTTATGGACATACCCACGATGTGCAAAGGCAAGGAGTTACTCATGTTGACGGGGCCCATCATGCTTGGACACTTGGATGTTTAAAGGATATGTCAAAAGAAAAAAATAAATGGTTAAGAGGTAGATATCATAATTGGTGTCACGCTTTTGGTATAATCGACTGGTTTGATGATAATAATTTTAGAATTGACGTAATTGACATACATAAAGGTAAAACATATGTATGGGGTAAGTTAATAGATGGAAACGCATAGAGTCCGGAGGGATGGCTAGGGCTATCGAATAAATAGGTTGGGAGTGGCTCTATGCATACCAAGTTGGTAAAAAGAAAACTTGAATACGTATATGACAACAAAGATGAGTTTTTTGATAATAGTGACGATGAACTTGTTGATGACTGGCGTGAATCTAAATCAAATGATTGGATACTTACTGACGATGGTCAAGTATGTAAAGTATTGCATAGAGGAGCATTTAGCAATGGCAAAGAATATATACGTACTATTCTTGGCTCTTACCCTATTAGAGACTCAATCCAAATAACTGGTGGTGTTGCTGATGATATATATAGATTTACCAAGTCTACAGAACCAAGGCATAAAAGAATAAATGAAAAAGAACCTAATGGTAAAGAAATTGTTTTTGCAAAATATGTTGCCAATGGGATGCCTCCTGAACAAGCTTATCTTAGATTATATAAAACAAATGATGCTAATTACTCTAAAAACGCATCAGCAGCTTTATTAAAAACAAAAAGGGTTAAGAAATTGATTAGTGAAGAAACAAGAAAGATACTTGGAGAAGTTGGAATTGACGAAGAGTATCTACTTATTAAGACAAAAGATATAATTGATAATTATGATGCTCGTGATTCAGATAAATTAAGAGCATTGGAAATGATGATGAAAATAGCAGGTATGTTTCCTAATGATAAGAAGACAGAATCCCTTACTGTATTTCAAGGTTTTACAAAAGAACAACTCCATCAACTTAATTCTGGAGATGTTAAAGCAATAGGACATGCAGAAAAAGATATCACATAGCGATATATCATTATATATAATGCCAGCTTTTAATAGTTCAATAAAAAAATGTAAGGTATGTGGAAAAAAGATAGATAGTCATAAAAAGATGATTGTTTTTAATGAAATTCATTTACCAGTAGGTTTTAGTTGTATATATTGTCATTCTGTATACCATGAAGATGATATATTAATAACTATAGGTAATCCAGATAAGGTTGATATATATGGAGAAGCGTGATTTTGATGATTTTTTTGAATCTTATTTAGATATAGATTCTTGGGCTGATGAGTTAATAGATAAAGAACATGAAGTACAAGGCCGTAGGAAAAAGCGTTTATCAGAGAAAAAGCAACAAGGAAAGATGGGAGTTGTTAAGAACAACAATAAGCCCATTGCACGCCAAAACAATGGTAAAAAGATTTGAATTGGAAAAGAATGAATGGAAACCAAAAAAGAAATAGAATCATTTAATATAGTTCCACCTCCATCTGAATCTAAGATAAATGATGAGATACTTCAAAAGTCTCTTACAGACTTGGTATATTTTGGAAGAGCCTTTTTACCAAAGGATTTTTTAAATAAGAGTGCATCTCCACCATTTCATTATGAAGTAGCTGAAAAACTTTTAACTACCAAACCAGCGGCTAGGATATGCAATATACTACCACGTGGTTTTGGCAAGTCTATTCTTTCAAAGGCTGCTATTGTGCATAAGATGTTGTTTTCTCCTCAAGGAGAAAGATTATTCATTGCTTGGGTTGCTGAAGAACAAGGACAGGCCATTGACCATATTAAATATGTTAAGTCCCACTTTGAATACAATGATAAGATAAAGTATTATTTTGGCAATCTTGCTGGTGATGCTGTTGGTAATAGATGGACTGAGAAAGATATTGTATCTGCTAAAGGAGATAGGATAATTGCCAAGGGTACAAGTCAAAGACTTCGTGGCCGTACTGAGATTGATGTACGTTATACTGGTATCATACTTGATGACTTTGAATCTGAATTGAATACTAAGACTCCTGAAAGAAGAGATGAGATAAAGAAATGGATTGTATCTACTGTATACCCAGCTCTTGAGGAATCTCCCGGTAGAGAAGGATGGATATGGTTAGCTGGTACTATTGTTCACTATGATTCATTTCTACAAATGATTGTTGATGGAGTTAGACAAGCTAAGAAAGAAGAGAGAGATTATCCTTGGGATGTTACATTCCATAAGGCCGTAGAAGATGGTAAGCCATTATGGCCAGAACAATTCCCTTTATCAAAGCTTGATACTAAAAAGAAAGAATTTATTGAAGCTGGTATGGTTAATAAGTTTGCTCAGGAGTATATGAATGATGCAAGGGATATATCAGATGCAGCTTTTAAAATAGACAGGATACAAAAACATAACCATAGATTCTTTACAAAGGATAAGTTTAACTATCTTGAAGATGGAGATGGGAACTTTATTCCAATAAATGTGTATATAGGTGTTGATGTGGCAGCTACAGCCACAAAGAAGTCAGACTTTCAAGTAATATTGGTAATTGGAATAGATAAAAATAAGAATAGATATATATTGGAATATTTCCATGAAAGGATACCTACCTTTGATGTTCCAGAAAAGATAATAGAATTAGCAAAGAAATACTCTCCGGTAAAGAGAGTTACCATAGAAACAGTAGCTGCTCAGGAAATGGTAAGGGATATGGTTACAAGAATAGCTACAAGTGATAGAAGATTGATACCCGGTATCTTTAAAGGAGTAAGGCCCCCAGCTGGAATAAAGAAAGAAGATAGATTGGAAACATCTCTTGGCCCCATTGTTAATTCAAAGAAGTTATTTATACGAAATGAGATGACAGAGATAATAGATGAGTTCTTTGAACATCCATTTGCAAAACATGATGACCTTATGGATGGATTATATTATGCAGATTGGTATGCAAAACCTCCATTAAGTGGCACTGTAAAAAAAGATGCTATTGATAATCGTAGCTCAAAGGCTGGAAAACGTAAAAAATATAACTGGTTTACAGGCGCTAGAGTAAATTAAAAAAAAGTTTACTTTTGCTATTGACATCTATTATAATTATTAATTAACTTGGAAAGTATATATGCAAATACAGGAAGACCCCAGAGCTAAAACCACGCGTGACCTATATCGGCGCTATAGTGACGCCCGTACCGATTGGGATACCGAAGCTAGGAAAGATATCGATTTCTTTTATGGCAATCATTTTAGTGATAATGAGGTAGATGAGCTAGAAAGTCGTAATCAAGCAGCTGTACCAATGGATAGAGTTGGCCCAGCTGTTGAGAAGTTAAAGGCGATGTTAACATCTAATTCCCCAGCCTTTACTATTATCCCAAGAGAAGATTCAGATAGTAAAGTTGCTAAAATGTGGAGAGTTGTATTAAGTTATGTATGGGAAATATCTGATGGTAATTCTCAATTAAAAGAAGCAATACACGACCATAGTACATCTGGACTTGGTTATTTGTATGCTTATATTGATGCTGATAGTGATTTTGGAAAAGGTGAGGTTAAGGTTACAAGTATTAACCCATTTCGTGTATATGTTCCATCTTCAAGTAGAGATAGATATTTTAAAGATGCTGATAATATAATATTATCTACAATACTTACTGGAGAACAAATATTAAATATGTATCCTGAGCTTGGGCCTCAAGTCAATCCTGAGACTGGGGAACTAGAAGATGGTATCATAGAAAATATATCAGCTTATAGTGATGATGAAGATTATCCATCATCTCAACAAAGTAATCAACAAAAGACTTGGACTCCAGCTGAAGCAAAAGATTTAGAATTTTCTCATCAAGAAAAATATCAAGTACTAGAAAGATTTTATAAAACTAAAGTTCCATTTTATTTAATTATTGATACCAATAGTCAAGAAGAAATGATTTTAAATGAACAAGAATTTCAAAAATTCCTTGATGAGAATCCCGGTGTATTTGAGCGTGGACTTGTTCAATTCCAAGAAATTTTGCAGACCCGCATAGCGGTAGTAGCGTCTGTTGGGGAAATTGTTTTATATGAAACTGTCCTCAATACTGATATATACCCCATTGTACCACTACCTAATATTTATAGTGGTACTCCATACCCTAGGTCTGACATATCAAGAGCGAGACCTATGCAAAGACTACTGAATAAACTCTGGTCTTTAGCTTTGACTCACGCTCAGGCTTCTGCGGGTCTGAAATTAATTGTTCCAATGGGAAGTGTTGACAATATAAGTCAATTAGAACAAGACTGGGCTAATCCAAATGCTGTCATAGAAGTTGACAGTTCCCAAGGAGAACCTCATTTTCCAGCTCCAACGCCATTGGCTTCTGAGTTTTATAAGCTCATACAGTCTTGTGAGTTTTATATAGACTTTACATTTGGATTACCTGAGCTAATGCATGGATTTGCAGATAAGGCCCCGGATACTGTTAGGGGCACAGAAAGAATGTTGGCCCAAGGAGCTGAAAGACCTAAGTCCAAATTACGTGATATTGAATTAAGTATACGTAAACTTGGTCAAGTAGTATATGGGATGTCTAAGGGGCATTATACATTTAAAAAGATTTTTAGATTAACACAAGCTAATAACAATGTCAATGAGGTAATGGCCAACTACTATGATGATTATAGTGAAACAGTCATGGATATACAAAAAGATAGACATTCGATTGGGCAACATGATATTAGTATTGAACCGGGTTCAACTCTACCTACAAGTAAATGGACTGAGTATCAAGTATACGCAGAAGCATACCAAATGGGTCTAATAGATAGAGTAGAGGTAATAAAGAAGAATCCAGAGATTTTTGATAAAGAAAGTCTTATCCAAAGAATGGGTGAGATTCAACAGTTGCAATCTCAAGTACAGCAACTGACTGAACAAAATAAAGAATTGCAGGGAGACTTGCAAACAGCACAAAGAGAGTCTGTATCCGATAGGAAAAGGGTTGAAGTTGAGAAATTTAAATCCAAACTTTCCGGGGTGCAGTCTGATGCGAAGGCCGATAGGCGAATACAATCAAGTAAACTCAATAACGCGGTACAGCTTGAAATGGAAAAATTAAGACCACAAATTGAAGAATTTGGAGAAGGTCTTGGTTCAATTCCAGAAAATTAAGGATATCGCAAGGAGAAAATGATGAGTGAAATCAATCAAGAAGGACAAGTATTAGAAGATACTGGTTTTGAAAACGAAGGACTTGGATATGAAGATGTCCCTGTCGCTGACCATGGTGTAAACCAAAGTGAATCATATCAAGTAGATTGGGAAAATGAAACTAAAAAGTTTCAGTCAATGTATGACAAGCAAAAAGCCCAAAATGATAAAATGAAACAAGAAGTGGAATACATAACTAGTGAAATTGCTAGAAATCAGAAAGCAGCCAATGTCAATAATAAATCTTCTTTACCTGAGGATGAGTTTAATCCTTGGGATGCGTATTATAAACCTGAATCACCAAGCTATCAGTTTCGTCAACAGAGGGAGCAGGAAGTAGTGGGTCAGGCAATGCAACAACAAAGTGCTAAATTAGAAGAGCAAATGTTGTTAACTAATACGATGAATGAATTAAGAAATGGTCATAAGATGACAGAATCCGAGGTTCGTGAATTTATGGAATGGTCAACTGACCCGGGCAGTAGTATGACGCTCGATACGTTAGTTGATGTTTTTAAATCTCGTCAATCTAATAACGGCGTTTTGCCATCTAATCAACCAGTTCAAGATTCATTTGAAGCAGTGAAAGCTGCAAGAGAGGCTCCTCGCACTGCAGGTGTCCTACAAGGTCAAGAAGCTAATCAACCGAAAAGTGGAAAAGACCAAATGTGGGATGTCATAATGAGTGCGGGTAGCAGAACTAATGTTTTAAAATAATAAACTAAGGAGTACTGAATATGGCAACATATAGTGCAGGCAGTTTATCAGCAAATGGTTCAAGAACTCCGGGTGCTTCAAATACTGATTTTCACACTAGAAGATTATTTGATTTTAGTGATAGAGTAGCTGAATTATCTCCCGATGAGTCACCATTTTTTGTATATCTGTCAAAAGTAGCAAAGGTTCCTACTTCAGATTCACAGTTTCGATTTTTAGAAGATAGAACAAAAGTATCAATTACTGATAGGGCTTTCCTAGCTCAAGCAGCTGTTACAGTTGCAGCAGCTGGTGGTTCAACATCAGTAACTTTTGATACTACAGGCGGGGCTAATGTCGCATGGCTTATTCCCGGTATGGTTGTTTCTATCGGTGAGGACGATGATTCAACATCTCAACCTGAATGGGCAACTGTTCGGTTAGATAGTGTTGTTCAAAGTTCCGCTACTGTAACAACGTGCCAAGTAACTACTATCGCCGCAGCTAATGGTTCTACCACAGCTGTAGATAATAATACGAAGTGTACTGTTATCGGAACTGCATTTGAAGAAGGTACAGGGGCTCCCGATGTTTGGTCACAAAAACTTGACCATGATTATGGATATACACAGATATTCAAGACAGCTTGTGAAATGAGCAATACTGCTCGTGCAACTGTCTATCGTGGTTACGCGGATGAGTGGGCACGCATTTGGAATCTAAAACTAAGAGAACATAAAATTGACATTGAACGTGCGATGTTGTTTGGTATGCGTGGTAGTCAGAATAGTATTAACTATACTGATGGTATCGCAGGTCATATCATTGCAAATTCTCAATCTCAAGCAGTATTAGATGGAAGCCAACTTTCTTATACGGAAGATAAGGCTTATTTGAAATCTAATACAGCAGCACAATGGACTTATGATGATTTACTTTCTGATTTTGAAGTTATGTTTGACCCAGCAAGGGGTGGAAGTTCACAGAAACTAGCATTAGCTAGTCTTCCTGTTATTTCACACTTTAACAAATTAAGTGGTTTTATTGATAATTCCATGGATGTTGTTAGCAATGGTAGATATAACTTTGAGAAAAGTGAAGGAGCATTTGGACATCGTATTACTAGGATTGAAACTGTTCATGGCGATATATCTCTTGTTAAAGAACCTCTATTTAGAGGTATGGCAGCAGGTTTCTTATGTATGGTCGACCTTGACCATGTATCATACAGACCTCTTGTTGGCAATGGTGTCAATCGTGATACCCACATCCAAACTAATGTCCAAGCAGCAGATGAGGATTTGAGAAAAGACATGATTCTTACAGAATGTGGTCTTGAAGTTTCTCTTCCTGAAACTCACGCTTTGATTAATTTGGAGGGTGTGTAAGATGAGAGCTGATTATCTAAATGTAAATAGTGGAAATAGTAATTGGAAAAAGAAATGTGAACTTGTAGGTGTTGCTAGAACTCTTGTCGCTGATGATAGTGGTAAAGAGTTTTATCTTGAATCTTCAGGTGGAGCTTTTTCAATTACATTGCCAACTGGTTCAGGTATTGAAAATGGTGTTAATTATAAATTCTGGGTACAAGAAAATAGTCCAACCGGAGCGATAACTATCGCAGCTGGAAGTGCAATTGTATTTGGTAAAGTTAATGAAACCGAAGTTGATACTGGTGATGATGGCCCAGGCTCAAGTGCCGATGGTGCTACTGGTGTTTCTAATGTTATTATAGGAACATCAGCCTTACAAGGTGATTATTTAGAACTTGACGCTTTTGACGGAAAATGGTATCTAAGTGGTCAATCTGGTAAAGATGGAGCTATTACCACTTCATAAACTGAATAAATAAGTTAAACAGTCCTTAGAACTGTGGGGGTTGTCGTATAAAGGGCGACCCCCAAATCTAAAAAGAATTAAAGAGGATTTATTATGGCAGCATATGGAAATGTAAAAGTAAAAGTTTTTATTCACTACGCAAATGAAAGTACAGAAGCTAGTGACGTTGGAACAATAGCTAGAGATATTAAAGATTATATCGCTAGTTTAGATTCCACTAATAATGAGATTCTATCTATTACTCAAACTTGTTTGAGAGGAGATAGGATAATGACAACTGTAGTTGGTGGTACTTAATGGATTGTGTTCATTGTAAGTCTCCCAATCCCGAACAATGGTTTTATTGTCGTCAATGCGGCAATAAAGCATCTGACTCAAAATTTACAACTAATTTGTACATGATGAGTAAATTAGGTAAAAGAACTGACATTGAATTAACCAACACTACTGTTGAAGAAGATATAAAACATAGAAATAAAGTAAATTATTCTAAATTAAAGAATAGATTTTTAGGTTAAAAACAATGGCTACTTTAAAAATAAAAATACAAGAAGATATCGTACTTGATAATCAAGATTACGGGTCTAAAAGAACATTAGAGATTAGCAGTATCAATGAAGTAATGAAAAGAATTGTTACTTGTGCGGCCAGTCAAACAACAACTATTGCAGTTTTTAATTCAAATGCATATGGAGCCGCGGGGGCCATTGATATTGAAGATTCAAAGTATATTAGGATTACTAATTTAGATACTTCTAATGCTGTTGAATTGGCAATTGTAGGAGCAGCTACATTATATCAAGTTAATTTAGCAGCTGGTCAAAGTCATGTTCTTGGAAGTGCTGATGGATTAATGCTATCTGAAGCGGATACAAGTCCTAGTTTTGGAACTATGGCTGATTTGGGGAGTATTCAAGTAAATCCCGGTGGTAATGCAGTTGATGTTGAATTATTTATAGCGAGTGCTTAATGGCAACTTTTGAAGCTCAAGTAGAAGGATTAACAAGTCTATCAATAGATGGTAGTAGTGCCCCAACTCAAACTGAATTAACTCAGTTTCTTACAGATGGGGCCAAAGAAATAATAAATATATTACCATCTGATAAATTAGATTGGTGTTCTTCTCAACAAACATTTACATCTGTCATGCCGGGTAGTGAAGCTGAAACATTGAATACTGGTAAGGTACTTAGAGTATATAGAAATGATGGAGATTATGATAGACCTTGTAGGAGAATTACTCCAGATAAGAAAGGATATGTTATTGACCCAGATGAAATGGAATATGCTTCTATGACTGACCCTGTTTACTATACTGAGAATAATAAGATAAATGTTCTACCTCAAGGTGGAGCGTGTAAATATGATGAAGTTCAATATCCTGCAGTAGCTTATACTGATTCAGCCATAAGTGTATTTCCAGATGAAGCTGAATATCTTGTAACATTATATGCATCTTTAAAATCATTACAAAATAAAATGGGTAGTAAGTATTCAGATTTACCAAGTGATATAAGTTTACCATCATTGCCTGTATCTCCAGCTGTACCATCAATATCAAATTTAAGTATATCAACTGCTATATCATCTGCTCCATCAGCTCCTAGTTTTAGTACTGGGGCTATTTCTATGAGTGGTGCTACAGCTCCAACATATACAAAACCTACATTTGTTGCTCCAGCCTTGGATGATATAGGAAATATGAATTTACCAGTTGCCCCATCAGCCCCATCTGACCCTAGTTTTACTACTCCTAGCATATCATCTGTTACGGCTGAAGATACTGTTATTGGTGCAATGCCAACTATTAATGAGACAAGAATTGCTAATCTTGGAACAGCTCCAAGTTATACACCTCCAGCTATTACTACTACTGGTTCTGATAGCACTTCTGTTGACTTAAGTAAATTAGATACAGCTTCATGGACTGCTTTAGATTATGATTTTGATGATGAAAATATTGACCCATTAAAATGGTTTCAAACTCTTGGAGATATGATACAAAATCAAGAAGATGTTGAATTAGCTAATGCTCAAATGCAAAAAATATCAACTTATGTAAATGCATATGGTCAAGCTATGACAAATAGATTGAATGTTTTTAATAAAGAAAATGTTGAATATCAAGCAAAATTACAGGAATCTATTCAACAAGCCCAATTAAATTCACAAAGAATCCAACAAGAAGCTACTTGGAATAAAGAAAGAACTATGCAACAGGCTCAAACATCAGCCCAAACAAGACAATCTCAATCTCAAATAGATTCTAATAAGGCTCAACAAGAAGCGTCTTTAAAATTGCAAAAAGAACAACAAGAGTATCAATCTGAACTTTCTAAGTATTCAAGTCAACTTCAGTCATATCAAGCTGATGTAAATAAAGAAGTTCAAAGATGGACAAATGAAGAATTAAATAAAAAAATGCAAATATTTCAAAATAAATATTCTAACAGATTGCAAGAATATTCTACTAATATACAAAATGAATTAAATGAATTTAATAAAGAGAATACTGTATTTAGAAATCAATTAGATGAAGAAATACAAGAAGCTCAGAATCAACAATCAAAAGATTCTAATGAGTACAATGCTAAACTTCAAAAATATTCTAATGAGATTACAGCTTATCAAGCTCAAGTTAATACATCAGTTCAAGAGTATACTAATAATCTTCAAGCTGATATGCAAGAATATCAACAAAAATTAGCAAAGTATTCTAATGAATTACAGTCATATCAAGCTGACTTTTCTTCAAAATTACAAAATTATACAGCTAAAATTCAAAAACATACTACGGATTATCAATGGCTAGGTGGTCAATATCAACAATTAGCAGCTGATTATCAACGTGGTTTACAAATGATACAAGGGAGTTAATTATGGCAGATAGAGCACAAGGTGCAGTATCTTTTACGCCAATAGTAACAATAGCAGCCGATTCAGATGCTGATGCAGTAGATGCTATTCATCATAATATAAAAGGTGCTTTGGGTGGAGATTTAACATATACAGCTGCAAATGCTGGTGATGTATGGTTTTATGCACCAAATGTAATAGTCTTAGGAGCTAATGATGAAGAATTATTTGGAGATGGAGCATCAGATAATAATACTGACTTAGTTGGAGCTTCTGGAGACCAAACAAATGGGCCTAATGAAGCAGTTGGAACAGCAAGTACTTTTACACATGATACTTTAGCTGATTTAGATGCAGATAAAGTGTATTTTTTATTTATTAAAAATACAGGAACTAGTGATACTAGTGGTACAACAACAACTAATAGTGTTTATTTTACATTAGATGATAACGATAGCACTGCTCATAATACTTCTGATGCTATAGAAGTAGCGGCTGGAGAAGCTTGGATGGGAAGAGTTAATGGTGTAGTAATGGATGAAATACATATTATTGCTGGTCAAGCTAGAGGAGCTGCTTCAGCGGCTACTGTAAATGGTAGTGCTGACGTTAGATGCACAGTTGCGGCTATGATAGATGATGTATCTGTCTAATGGCTGTTCATAAAATATCAATTAAACAATTGGTCAGTAGGATACGTCAAGTATTTCCAAAGGCCCCTGAGAATTATATATTAAATCTAGTAAATGATGCTTTAGTAGAGATTGGTTTATACAATACAAAACCAGTACAGGCTAAGATGAGTACAGTAGCAAATCAAATGTGGTATAGTATTAGTGATTCAGCTAAAGATTCTAGCAATAATTCGCTTGAAGCGAATAAGGTTTTTAGAGTAGATTTGATGGATGATGATGGGGATTATATTCAAATCCCAAGATTGATAGATAAAAATATTCTATTAATGGATGCATCAAGTGAATCAGCATTAGAAACACCGGATGATAGATAATGGCAAGTAGTATAAAATATCCAGAAGATAACGCTAGATGGTTTATTGAAGGCGATAAGTTTTGTCTCATAACCAATGTAGATAGCGATGGCGATACAAGAAGTGTATCTCGTAAACAATGGAAGGCTATATCAGAAGCAGTTACAGATGGATTATTACTTCATTATTATGCTGAGCCAAATAATGTAATATCCATTAATGATGAATTAGATTTAGATAATACAATGCATTTAGCAGTTGTTGACTATGTAAAGAAATGTCTTTATATGGACAAAGCTGGTAATGCAACAGACGCAAATCTTATAGCAACCTCAATGCAATTGTCAAACGCACATCAATTAAAGTTTGATGATGCTGTTAAAAGGTTTGGAATGAGAAAGCGTGATAAGACTGGTGGTAGTAGGACACTTAAATCAGTAAGTTTAATGTAATTAATTCAGATAGGGAGTATTCTCGCCCCCCAAGCTGAATTTTCTTAATAGGAGAATGTTATGGCAAATGTGTCAAAATTTAGAGCACACGAATCTTTAGCTGTAGATACCGCAGGAGATTGGCAAGTTCAATCAGTTGCAACTGTTGGTTCATCAACTTCAGCTGTAAGAGTAGATAGTTATCATACGATACATCTACAATCAAATAATGATTTTTATTTTACTTTTAAAACCTCAAGTACAGACGCTTTGAGTACATCAAATGATTTATATTTAAAAGGTGGAGATACACTATATTCATTTAAAATACCTCATGGATTAGGAAATGAAGTTTATCTTCAATGGCAGCGTAAAGGTGCCTCAGATTGTACTATTAGATACATACTGGCTTAGGAGTATATTATGGGATTTATAACAACAACTGACGAACATATAGCATCCGGTGGTACAATATCTGGTGACTTGACAATTGATGCAGACTTAACAGTTACTGGGAGTACTGCAATAACAGTTAATGAGGTAATTCAAGGTACATCTATAATAGATGTAAACAATGCAGAAGCCTTACTGGTACGCAAGAATGGTGACTCTGGTGACATATTTACAGTAGATACTACCAATGAAGATGTTGCTATTGGTGGCTCTCTTGTTGTATCTGGGGATACAGGTAATGGAAGTTATTTAGGACACATCAATAACACAGGCAGTCAGAGTGAGGACAATGGTCTCCACATTCAAATAGCCTCTTCAGGAAGTGGAGCACACGGATTAAAGGTTCAAACTGGTGGTTCTGCAAATGCCTTTATAGTGTCTGGAGATGGTCAAGTTGGGCTTGGATTTAGTTCAAGTTCTATGGTTCAAACATTAAATGTTAATGGGGGAACTTATATATCTGGCAATACCTTAGTGGGTCATACAGCATCAATGAATAGTGGTGGTAGTACACCTAAATTACAAGTAAGCGACAATGACAATGATGCAAGTGTAGGTGTTTATACTTATGGTAGCAATGCGGCACATTCTGCATCGTTAAGATTAGCTCACAGTAAGAGTGGCACAGTAGGAAGTCACACAGTTCTTGCTGATAATGATAGGATTGGTACTATTGAGTTTAATGGAAGTGATGGTACTAATTTTGATACGATTGGTGCAAGAATATGGGCAGAGGTAGATGGTACACCAGCATCTAATCGTATGCCAAGTGCATTAACATTTTCAACTGCGGCTGGTGGTGCAGATGATGATGTTACAGAGAGGATGAGAATTGCATCTGATGGTAGGGTCTATACTGCGGATGGAATATCACACCTCGGTGATGCTGATACTCGGATGTATATGGGAGATGATGACATCCAATTTCTCGCTGGTAATGTAGCAATGCTAAGAATGTTGGAAAATGGTAGTCAAGATGAAGTAGTTATAAATGAAGACCAAGCAGATGTTGATTTCAGAGTAGAATCAGATGGAGCTACTCACGCATTTTTTATGCAAGCATCAACAGGCAATATTGGAATAGGAGGAACGCCCACTTCAAAACTTCACGTTCACGATAGCGTAGATGGTGCCTCAATAGTACACTTTGACAATGTTGCTGGTGGTAGTTCATCAGTCAATGAGACAATGGCTCTACATCTTAACTTAGGAGATAGTTCAACCATTAGAGGTGGTGCTAAAATAACCGCTAAAAAAGAAGCAGATTATTCTACTGGTGCAAATATGGATGCGTCTTTGATGTTTTCTGTTTTGCAAAATAACGCATTTAATGATGCACTTTTTATTACATCCGCTGGTCGCATTGGTATTGGAAAATCAGAACCAGCACAGCCTTTGCACATTGCACACGCAACAGATGCTTCTATACAATTAGAAAGAGTTGATACATCTGTAGCTGATGGTGATGGCATTGGAGCAATCTTATTTAAAGGTGGCGAGTCATCTCAAACTGATGTATCAAGAATTAGAGTAAATGCAGATGCAGATTGGACAAGTTCATCTTCGCCTACTAAAATGATTTTTGAAACTACTCCAAGTGGTGCGACTGCTGATGCTGTTGCACTCACTATAGACTCAAGTCAAAATGCTACATTTGCTGGTGATGTAAAAGTAATAAACAATTTAGTAATAGACTCAACTGCCGCAGATACAGCCGAGCAAAAAATACAATTCCACGATGATAATGTTGGTTTACAAAGAGCATCTGGAAGTAATAGGTCAAACAATGGTAATACTTTATATATAGGTGCTTATGAAGATATAGTATTTACCTCATCTGCTGCGGCAATGGCAAGTCAGACAGAAGTAATGAGACTTGATACCAACTCCCGAATCTCGCTAAGTAATAATGATTCTGGTGTATCAAATACTATATTTGGAAAAGAGGCTGGAGACTCTGATGGTGCTGGAGATTACAATGTCTTTGTGGGTGAGAAGTCTGGAGGTACTGGAACACAAACAGATGATGCTGATTACAATGTTGGGCTTGGTTACTGGGCATTAACTGACCTGACAAATGGAGAATCTAATGTCGCAATAGGAGCTTTTGCCTTAGAAAACAACACATCTGGTGGGGCTAATGTCGCAATAGGTTCTTGGGATAGTTCTACATATCAAGCACCTCTAACAACTAATACAGTTGGCTCTTTTAACATTGCTATTGGTAGTGGAGTATTAAGATTAGCAAATGAAAATGACAATGATGGTTCTATAGGTATTGGATATGGAGCATTAAATAACCAAGCTGGTACTGGAGGAGCAAGATACGCAACAGCAACAACTGCTGTAGGGCATAAAGCACTTGAGGCAATGACAACTGCAGCTGGAAATACTGCTGTTGGATATGAAAGTGGAAAAGCTATTACTACTGGAGTAAGGAACACAGCTATCGGAACCCAAGCAATACATAATTCGACTGTGGGGGAAGATAATGTTGCAGTAGGCTGGTATGCATTATCTGGTGCATCTACATCTTCTAATAATCAAAGAAATGTAGCGATTGGTACTGGCTCTATGGCTGGTACAAATGCTGGAGCTGGTAATAATGTTGCTGTAGGATATGGTACTCTTGATGCGAATATGACTTCTGCGGCTGATAATAACGTTGCAGTTGGGTACAGTGCCTTAAGTGCTGTAACGTCTGGAGCAAATAATACTGCTGTTGGGGCAAGTGCTTTATTGACTGTCACTACAGGAGTTTCCAATGTAGCAATAGGAAAATCTGCTATGGTTTCTTGCACGACTGGGGGTGAGAATGTTGCGATTGGTGAATCAGCATTACAATCTATTCTTACTGGCTCTGGTGCAAATATAGCAATGGGTTATTATGCAATGAGAAATGTAGTCGAAGGAACTGGCGGTGGAGATGCTGATTACAATATAGCCATAGGTTACGATGCACTAAAAGGTGGAGACTTCGCAAGTAACGATAGGCAACTTCAAGGAAATATTGCGATTGGTATGCAGGCTATGAACTCTACTGATGATAATGCTCAAACTGGTACAATTGCTATTGGGCATCAGTCTCTTAAAGCATTGACATCTGGAGCAAATAATGTGGCAGTTGGGTATCAATCTTTGCACGATGTTAATACAGGCGGTTCAAATGTAGCGTTGGGAAATTATGCTGGAGACACTATAACTGATGGAACTGAGAATACTTGTATTGGATATGCGGCAAGAACTGATGATGGTTCTGCAACTAATCAAACAGTAATAGGTAGAGCCACAACAGGAGTAGCGGACAACTCAGTAACACTTGGTAATGCAGATGTAACTGCTGTTTATATGGCACAAGATAGTGGTGCTACAGTTCATTGTGCTGGTCTTACTCTTGCTGGGGAAGCTGGTGGTGATTATGTTGCAAGATTCCAAAATGATGGTGATAATGCAAACCGATATGGTATAGTAATACAAGCTGGTGCTGATGATGGAAGTGGTACTACAAATTATATTTTATTTGAAGATGGTGATGGTGGAGATATTGGTGTTGCGGCTAATGATTCAGGAACATTTGCTGTAAGTGATTTGTCTGATGCTCGAAAAAAGAAAAACATTCGTGATACAAAAATAAAAGGACTGGATTCTATAAAAGCATTGAAGGTAAGAGATTTTGAATGGATAAAAAATGATATATCAGTCAATGCTGGTCTTATAGCTCAAGAATTAAAAGAAGTGTTTCCTGATGCAGTTACTGAATTTGGAGATGATAATTTATTAGCAGTTTCAAGAGATAGATTAGTACCAGTATTAATCAAAGCAGTACAAGAATTAACAGCAAAAGTAGAAGCATTAGAAAGCAAAGGATAAATAATGAAATGGTCTAAGTATAGTACACTAAAAACTGCAAAGAAGGTTGCATTTGAAAAGGTTGCTGAAGAAAAAGATAGCGATGATAAGGTTGTAAACCCAGCATACATCGTCTTAGCTCAGAAACATTTTGATAGTCAAACTGGTGAGGCGATGGATGATTCAAAACGAGAGATGTCTCTTTCTGACTTAGAAAGTGAAAAGGCTCGCTACGATGATGAGATGGCAAGAGCTAAAGCAGAATCAGATGAACTAACAAAAGCAATAGCAGATTTTAAAAAACTTTAACTAACACAAGGAGTCAATAATGGCTAAAGACAAAAAAGAAAAGCCAGTCTTGAATCTTGATGACAAAGAGTATGTTATCGAAGATATGACTGATGAACAGAAGATGATGGTAAATCATATTAATGATTTGCAGAACAAGCAGAATACAAATACCTTTATGGCTGACCAATTACAGGTTGGTAAAGAGGCATTTATTAATATGCTTCGTAAATCATTGGAAGAACAACCTGAGGAGGTTGAAGTAGTAGAATGATTATAAGGAGGTGTAGTCAAGGTCATAGAGTTAGGATTCATATAAATTCAACTCCCGGTGTAACTAAAATAAAGACATATCCAGATGGTTCTACTGAGACCTTGACTTATCCTTCATCTTATACATATTTTATAGATGTTGATGGAGAAGTAGTAAAAAGAAGTAATAGCTTTAAAACTATAGAAGAAGAATATGTTAAAGAATGTGCAAAGAAACATGATAATGGACATGGTAGAATCATTATCGGAAAACATAAATTAGTAGATGGGGTAGCGACGAATTTAATATGAAGATAATAAACAAGGTAAAATATGAAATTTCGACATCTTATAATATGTCTGTTAATTATATTTATATTGACAGGGTGTGATTCTGGCTGGTCTGTTTGCGGCTGGGAGGTTAAGTGAGTGCAAAGCCAGATACCGCTAGAAGTTATAGGGCTACTGTACTTGATGATAACGCCATTGTTAGCATTAATCTTAAATGGCTTGGGCAAGGATTGGTCTTTGTGTCAGCATTGGTCTATGGGTATTGGCAAATTGAAAGTAGGATTAAAGAGTTGGAGAAACAAGTATCTGTTTCGGATAAAACTATTACAGAACTTGTGCAAAAACATATTGAAGAAGAAGAAGCTCGTTATGCAGAAATGGAAGAAGAGCTTAAATGGCATCAGAAAATTTTAAAGAAGAA